AGCCCAGATACCCCCCTTGACAAACTTTTCCACGGCCTCCAGGTAGGCTTCGTTGCATTTCCTTAGAATCGCTGGAACCTCTGCCCTAAGCCTGTCCGGTAGCTCGGTGTCCACATCCTCCGGCTTGACCTGGTTGGGGAAGGGTACTGTCACCAGGCGGCGCTGAACACTGCCCGAATTATCATGGTACCCAGGGGGCTCGTTCCCTGCGAACATCCCAGGCACCTTCCACTTCACCGATTCGGCTGTCTTGTACTTCCTCCCGATGGATACATTTTCTCCAGACACCAGGGACTGGAAATCTGCCTGCCCCAGCCCAAACTTGTTGGTAATCTCAGGGGCAATGAAACAGAACTTGTCGGAGATGGCAGAGAGTCCGAATTGCTTTTCGGGGGTATCCGAGAGGGTTCCAACGTCTTCGGTTTCGTAGAAGTACGTTGCCAATTGACAAATCATTCCCTTTCCCGTGGATGCCATTCCCTTCATGAACAGGATAACCTGCCACTTTTCCAGCTCATTTACATCGTACAGCATTCTCCCAATGAAATACATGATGCACTTCTTCACATCCTTGGGAAATTTCTGGTAGGTGAGAATACGGTCCAGGTGGGGTGTTGGGATGTCATACCAGTGCCTGTACTCATTGTTATCAAAGGGAAGGTCAAAGTAGTTCGAACTCACAATGGTGGGGTCCAAATTCTTGAATTCACTTGACTCGTACGAGAAAAAGCGGGGCTGGTCATTGTTCTTGTGGCGACACACATATAGGCCGTTGCTAAATGAAAAACAATGCCTATTTTTCTTGAGTTCGGGGAATTGGGAGTCATAACAACAGGAGAGGTGTTCAATTAGGTTCTTGCGCATCTGACCATTTTTGGTAAATTTTGCCCACATTTCATAATCCCTTTCCTTCCTGAATAGCTTTTCCACATAGTGTTCAATCTTATCAATCTTCTCCCATGCCCTTGTGTTTTTGATTTGGCGGCACACATATTCCTTGTACCGCTTGTACCTCAATTTCTTAAGGCTCGCGAGAACGTAGATGATTACAATCTGGTAATCATTGTTGGGGGTGGTGGGATTTCCAGGATTATAGGTGGTGGGGCCAGTGACATTATCTTCTGAAAATACAATATCAAATGCGGGGCTTTTATTAAGTTTGTTGATATTTGCCATGGAAAGCAGGATTTCCCCACGCGATTGGGTGATTGAAATTGCCCTATTGGCATGACTTCCCAGGGAGACATATTTTCCAGGCGGGCACCAATCAAATGCATCAGTGATTTGGAAGATCCTATTGGTTAAGGGTGTGAGATATTTGTCCATAATCTCAACAGAAACACACTTAACTTTATCAATATCAATATCATCCTGGTTGGAAAATCCATATTCATTGAGGGAATCTTCAACTGAAAAATTATAATCCTCACCAATACAATGGATATTTTCAAATTCTATGATGGATTTATATAAATCCTCTGGAGACATTTCAGAGATATGGAGTTCGTTGATTTCCTTTTCAATATCATCTGAATTATCATGATTGTCAATTTTGTGCACACTGGTGGTGGCCATCTTTCTTAAGTATATATGGATTGCTGTTTTTAACCAAGTTTGGTTAATAATTTGACAAGAATTTTATTTGTAATTTTCATTTGTCCCTCTATGCCCGAGAGGACTTCCCCTATATTTTCCAGGACTGATGGGATGGTGTCACCCTCGTCAGATGTCAGGAGAGCACCCAAATCATAACCCTCGTCCAGGTCATTTATATCCAGCCCAGATAGGTCATCATCTGAGTTATATTCATCTTCTTCCTCAATTGGGACATTTTCTGAATTTTCCTCAACCTGGGTAGATTTCTTATTATCTTCAGGGGGTGATGTGGACATTTATATATTCATGGTTTTTTTAAGTCATCATAATACGCGAAAAGTCGTGAAAAAAAAATGTTGGGTATATGTATAACAATTCAAAATGGCTGGAGGTCTTATGCAGCTGGTAGCTTACGGAGCGCAGGATGTTTACCTTACAGGTAACCCCAAGGTCACCTTTTTCCAGGCCGTTTACAAGCGGCACACCAACTTCGCCATGGAGATGATTGAGCAGGTTGTTAACGGCACCGTCGCCAACGACGGTCGCCTGTCGGTCACGATCGCCCGCAACGGTGATCTCATCGGCAACATGTTCGTCGAGATGGCGCCCGTCGCTACCTCCACTGGTAAGGATTGCTGGTGTGCTGAGCGCGCCATTAAGGATGTTGAGCTGACCATTGGTGGCCAGCGCATCGACAAGCACTACCAGCGTTGGTGGCGTCTGTATGCGGAGCTCTACCTGAACGACGCCAAGAAGGGCGAGTGGGGTAAGCTCACCACCAAGGAGTGCGACACCGACGGTTCCACCGTCATGCTCCCCCTGATCTTCTTCTTCAACCGCAACCCCGGTCTCTTCCTGCCCCTGATTGCCCTTCAGTACCACGAGGTCCGCCTTGACTTCGACCTGTCGTCAGAGTACACCACCTACCTCCAGACCTCGGGTCTTAAGGTGTGGGGCAACTACGTCTACCTTGACACCGAGGAGCGTCGCCGCTTCGCCCAGAAGGGCCACGAGTACCTCATCGAGCAGGTCCAGCACACTGGCTCGGACACCGTCGACAGTGGCACCAAGACAGTCCGTCTGTCATACAACCACCCCGTCAAGGAGCTCGTGTGGTGCCTTAACGAGTCCAAGGGCTCGGGTGCCGCCGCCCAGCTCAACGAGCTTTGGAACTTCGGTGCCGACTCTGGTAACGCCACGGTCACCAGTAACCTGTTCATTGACGCCAGTTCCAACATCCTGGTCCAGCCCAACCAGGTTGGTGCGCCCTTCCTTTACGCCGCGGATGGTGTCGCCACCGCCACGCAGTTCTGCGAGTCTGCCGACAAGCCCATCGTCGGCCACATCTCGACCACCGCGCTCAAGACCTTCAAGCTCATCCTCAACGGTCAGGACCGTTTCAAGGAGCAGACTGGTCGCTACTTCAACCAGTACCAGCCCTACCAGTACCATTCGGGTAACCCCATGCCTGGTATCTACGCCTACTCCTTCGGCCTCAAGCCCGAGGAGCACCAGCCCACGGGAACCTGCAACTTCTCGCGCATTGATAACGCCCAGGTCGCTCTCGTCCACAAGACTGGTGCGCCCATCGCGGGTGCTGCTGGTCTCATGAGCATGTTCGCGGTTAACTACAACGTCCTCCGTATCCAGTCGGGTATGGGTGGCCTCGCGTTCTCCAATTAAATCATAAACTAAAAAAAATATATAATAAAATATCTGAAATATTTTATTATATATATGTATACTATAACCATGTTTACACTTAACAATGCACGTGCTCTCCCCCAGCAGGCCCAGGCCGTTCTTCTCATTGGCGGCCTTTCGGTTGTCTACCTTATGATCCAGATGCTGGGTCTTCGCTCAGGCGACAAGAAGAACTTCAACGCGATGGTTCTGGGTGCCAGCGTGCTCGCGGTTGCTGTCTCCACCTACAACATCAACTGCCTCATCAGCGGCAAGTGCTCCAGCTGGGCATCGGTCCTTGCTGTGATGTACGTTATTACCCAGGGCGGTGTCCTCCTCACGACCGTGACCAAGTAAGCTACCCTCGGTTTTTATAAGTAAATAATAAACCTATTATAATATAATAACAAAAATGTCAGGAGCATTAGTTAACCTCGTATCGAAGGGTGTTCAGGATGCTTACTTAACAGGAGACCCACAAGTTTCATTTTATAGACAGAATTACAAGAGATATTCTAATTTTGCTATGAAACCTGTGGAAGTTCTGGGGATTGGTTCCAATGCCCCCAACACGGAGATTACCTTCAAGATACCCCCCAAGGGTGATCTTATTAGCTATTTCTGGCTTGATTGTGCCACCATTGCAGACGCTGCAAATACTGCACAGGATATTCAGATTAACCCCGACAACACGCCCACCGAGTTCACCCTCTACATTGGTGGGAAGCAGGTGGACCAGCAGGATGCGTTTTTCATCAACAACCTGTGGACCAAATTCCTTGCCACAAGTGCGAGTAAGTCGGCCAAGCCCAGCGCGGGAACTGGTCAGGCTGGGTGTTTCTTCCCCCTCCACTTCTTTTCATGTGACAATAGCACCACCCCCATTCCCCTCGTGGCCCTCCAGTACCAGGAAGTTGAAATTAGGGTCAAGCAGGGGGCTAATGTCAGTTCCAACCCCCTAAGGCTGTACGCCAACTACATTCAGTTGGATACCGACGAGAGACAGTGGTTTACTGAGACTACCCACGACATGCTCATTACCCAGACGCAGAAGATCTCCGCCAGCACGACAGGGTGTGACCTCCAGTACCTCAACCACCCCGTAAAGGCACTCCTGTGGGGTGATTCTGATCCCGATGGTCTTGTTTGTACGGATACCCAGCTGTATGTCAACGGGAATCAGTATTTCGATGTACCAATGCCCCAGAAATACCTCACCAGTGTGGTGTACTACCAGCACACAGAATACGGTCTTAAGGATGCAACGGCAACAACTGGTCTTGACACGGGGCTGTACATGTTCCCCCTGGGACTGTACCCCTGCCGTCACCAGCCCACTGGCTCATTGAACTTTTCAAGAGTGGATAATGCCAAACTTAACTGGACCAATTCAAGCACTGGCCCCACCTCCCTGTATGCAGTAAATTACAATGTTTTTAGAATACAGTCTGGACTGGGTGGTGTGAGATTTAGCAATTAAAACAAATACATATTATAGACAAAGACATGAACTGCAAGATTAGTATTGGGGTCACAATTGTTGTCCTGATATACCTATGTTTTTTCAATTCCAGGGAGAACATGACGGAAGAGGACAAGGCGAAGAAGAAAAAGCTGTTCAAACGTAGGCTAAGAATCAAGAAACTGTATCCTATTATGAGGGATAAGAACATGACATGGAAACAGCAGATTTTATCATTTCTTACCCAGAAGGGACATGATGTAACCACCGCAAATGAGTTATATGAGACATACAAGCGCCGACACCCAGATCAAAGTGATAAAAGAATGTATATGAATATGGCAAGAAATGACAGAAAACTGTCAAAAAAATAGAAATTCAAATATTGAATAATTTCATTCAATATTTGAATCTATGGGGTAATTAACAATGGGGAATTAACTTTATTTGAAAGTCTTTCCCATGATTCATATGTTCTCCCTACCATCATAAGGCACATAACCTTTTCCTTATAGGTAAGTCTTATTCCCTGTTTAAATCTATTAATGATCTCCTGGGTCATTATTAAAAATAGAGACATAACATACAAATCCCTATCCATTTAGTGTTTTAGGATATTTTATTGGCATTCGAGTTAACGCTGGTCCCCGCCGCGCACCGCGCCTGGTAAGAGCTGGTCGGGGCCGAGCGCGTTGAGGTTTGCCAGTTGGGTGGGTGTGATATCACGACCCTTCCCTTTCTCGACCTGCAGGGCGGTCTTGGCGCGGCCTGCGTTGCCGCCTTCCTCCCAGTTTCTATATCTGTTGTTAGCAACGTACCCCCCCATTACTATAGATCCTACCAGGCCTACCGTTGACATTACAAGTGAAATGGTGGGCTTCTTATTGTCTTTCCACTTCTCCCCGCATCTATATGTGTGAATACTGAAACAACTTACTAAAAAGAGCGCCACAAGCAAAATA